GGGTGCTGACGCTGCGGTCGACGGTGACGAAGGCCAAGGCGGAGGCAGACGAGGCTCGCGCGGGAGTAGAGAAGGCCCGGGCAGAGGCCGAGCGGGTGCGCATCGACAATGTGAACGAGGCGACCAAAATCTTGATGGATAATATTGTTTCACCGTTAAGAGACGAACTCAATGCAACAAGGAAAGAACTGGCTTCGCTCAAGCGAGCCGTGGCAAAGCTGCAAAAGGCTGTGGATGCTGCTAATAGCTGTCCTCACAGCGACGGTTGTGTTGTCCTGGAGCGGATGCGCGAGTGTTCGCGGGAAACAGGGTGCACTGCGGTCGACGGCGGAGGCACAGCAGACGGTACGCGACAGCATGGTGCAGCGCACGACGGTGCGCACGGAGCAGAGGGTGACACAGGCGGACACGGTGGTCCTGCGGATTGCCGAGGGCAGCCTTGACCTCCTGCCTCAAGGGGCAATCTACCGGGCGCGCGGCAATCAGACTGAGCTGCGCGTGGGACGCGACACGACGGGAACCATCGTGGTGACGGCAGAGACGGCAGAACATGTGGACCGTACGGCCGAGACCGTCGAGGCGCTGACGCAGATGATAGCGAAAAGTGACAGCACCTCCAGCCGCGAACTCAGGCCCCCCGAGGGGCGGAGGGAGAAATCATCATTCCGGTGGGCAGATGTCCTTGCAGTGGCCCTGCTCGGGGCGCTCGCAGCACTGCTCTGGCGGATGTTAAAACGGTCATAGAACGACATTACAATAACATTAAAACGACATTACAACAATGGCAGAAAAGACATACAACGTGCTGGACGGCACGGACCTGATCTTGAGCATCGGCGGCGTGGCCCTGGCCTTCTCGACAGGTTGTAAAATCACGACGACGGCAGAGACCGGCGAGCGCGTGACGAAGGAGGCTTCGTCGGGCAAGTGGGGCGAGAAGTACGTGAAGAAGTTCTCGGAGGAGATTTCAGCCGACGGCTGTAACCTGGTCAACGGGGACGACGACATGCCGACCTACGACCAACTGAAGGAGGCCATGCTGAATGGCACCGCAGTGACGGCTCAGTACTCTGTGCGCGAAGGCAGCACACGATCGGGCAAGACAGCGGGCGGCTACAAGGGTTCTTATCTTATCACGAGCATCGACCTGGACGCTCAGGCGGGCGACGACTCGAAGTACAGCGTCAAGCTGGAGAACGTGGGCGCCGTGACGAAAGTGGGCGACGGCTTGACGGAAACCGCAACGGCTTAAACAGAGAGTTGAGTAATGGGTAAAGTGAAGATAGCCGGAAAGGAGTATCCCTTCCGCATGACGATGGGCGCCTTGATGCGCTTCAAGAGAGAGACAGGCCACGACGTGAGCCGCATGGACGCGTCGGACCTGACGGAGAATCTGGTCCTAATCTGGTGCTGTATCCTGAGCGCCTGTGTGGTCGACAACGTAGTGTTTGAATACTCAGCGCAGGAGCTGGCGGACAGACTGGAGCCGCAGGACGTGGCGAAGCTGGTGGAAGAGTTATCAGCGGGAACAGACGAAAAAAAAACGACGGACGAGGTGACGAGTCCGGTGACATCGAGCGACTAATGGGTCTGGCGACGGGGTGTGTGGGGATGAGTCTACAGGACTTTGAACGATGCACCCCGTCGGAATTTAAGGCGGTGTGGGACGCGTGGCAGGAGAGAGTGCTGCACGCGGAGCGCACGAGCTGGGAGCAGGCACGCATGATGTGTGTGTCGATGCTGCAGCCCTATTCGAAGAAGGCGCTGCGTCCACAGGACGTGATGGCCTTCCCGTGGGATGCGGAGGAGACCTCCTCGGAGGAGACGACGGCAGCGCCGGAGAAGCCCACGCGTGAGGAGGAAATGGAAAGGTATAGGCAGGCGATTAAGCGGGCCGGGCTAAAGTGAGGCTAGGCTATGGGAAGAAGCAAATGGCCACCAATAGATAGAGGAATAGACCTATCGAAGTCCCGATAGATTTGGTGGCGGATACGTGGAATACGTGGTGCAGTATTAGGGCCACAAACCCAAAAGCCAGAAAGACCAAGAAGAGCAGGAATACTATACCCACCAGCCAGCAGAACCACTCAAAGGCAACAGAATGGCCAGGTTGGAAGTCCGGAATTAGGACCATTTTGAGGTATTCCCTGATGATAGTAAACATACAGCCTTTAGGATTCTTTTATGAATCACGGGGCTAAGATAAAGAAAAACAAGATACAATGGCATCAAATACGGTCAAATTAACAATCAAAGTTTCGGACGAAGGCGGTTTCAAGCAATTGGAAGTCGATTCAGAATCTCTACGCGAAGCCATCAAGCAGGTCAAGGAGGAAGCCGACGAGTTGAACCGCAGCGTCGTGAACTGGTCGCAGGCAGCGCAAGCCTTCGACACGATGAACCGCGCCGTTGACCAACTGAACGGCATGTTCGGCGAACTGACGGACGCCTACCGCACACAGATAACGGCGGAGAGCAAGCTGAAGCAGGTGATGCAGAATACGATGGGGGCAACGGATGCTGACGTGGAGGCCATCAAGCGGTTGTGCGCTGCGCAGCAGGAGTTGGGCGTGGTCGGCGACGAAGTGCAGCTGGCCGGCGCACAGGAGTTGGCTACTTATCTTGAGGAGCGCTCTAGCCTGGAGCAGTTGATACCGGTCATGAACGACATGGTGGCTCAGCAGTACGGCATGGAAGCCAGCGGCGAGAGTGCGGCCCAGATAGCCACGATGCTCGGTAAGGTTATGCAAGGCCAAACGGCGGCACTGAGTCGTTATGGCTACTCGTTTACAGAGGTGCAGGAGAAAATCTTGAAGACCGGCACAGAGGCGGAACGGGCGGCCGTGCTGATGGAGGTCGTGGAGGAGTCGGTGGGCGGCGTGAATGAGGCTCTAGCCAAAACGGATTCCGGGCAGCTCAAGCAACTGGAGAACTCTATCGGAGATATTAAAGAAGTGATAGGAGGACTGGTGCAGCCTTTGGCTAAAACTATGACGAAGTTGTCGGAGATAGGCCGCGCAGCTGGGGGAATCGGACAGCTGGCCTCGAGTTTTAGGGCTGTATGGAATCAGATTGGACCTTTCTTGAAAAAGCTATCTCAACTGACGCTGGAGGAAAGTCAAGAAGCAGTTCAAGCCCGCGCAGCGGCACAGGCTCATCGGACACAGGCAGCAGCGCAAGGCGTGGCTACCGCAAGCACCAAAGCGTTGACTGCATCGACGATAGCGCTTCAAGCCGCACTGACTATGGGGGTGGCGCTGGCCGTCACGGCCGTCGTGGCATTGTTCTCTGATATGAGCGACAAAGCTGACGAGGCAGCCGAGAAGGTGGATGTACTGAAGGAGTCGAACGAAACCTACACCAGTACAGCCGCTGAAGTTAGAACAACGATCGACCAGGAGGTGAGCGCCCTGCAGCACCTCATCCAGACGCAAAGCAGCGACAAGACGAAAGTAGAGGAACTGAACCGCACCTACGGCGCGGCCTTCGGCGTACACCGGACGGCAGCAGAATGGTATGACACGCTGACTAGCAAGAGTAAGACCTACTGCATGCAGTTGGGCTACGAAGCGCAGGCCAGAACCTTGGCCACGCAGATAGCTCAGAAGGAAATCGAACTGGAACAGGGGTATCAGCGCGCCGAAGAAATGCGCAAAAACGGAACGGCACAAAAGACAGAAAAGCAATGGTCACAGGTATGGAACTCGGCAGGGCAAAAGGTGTTCAGACGAATCGAGGTCCAGGTAGATACCGAAGACTTTACTAAGCTAAAACAGGAAAATGCACAACTCAGTGCTGACCTGAAGTCGCTGAGCAATCAGTTGGACATCTGCTCGGGTAAAGCTAAAGCAGCACAAGAGCAAATGGCGGCGGACGCGGGCAGCACCGATGCAACTCTAGGCTGGGAGACGATGAGTTACACCGAACTCGGAGAAGCTATCAAGACGCAGCAGAAAACGGTTGAGAGCCTGATGGGCGTGAACGACACAGAGGGTCAGAAAGAGAATGCCAAACTGTCGAAGATGTTAGCCAGGCAGCATCAAATGGAGGTACAGTATGGCAAAACGAGTGACGCAGGCAAGAAAGCCGCCAAAGATACTGAAAAGGCGTTGGTGATGCCGGCCTCGACGGATACGATAGAGCAGGTGGAACAGGCCCTGCAGGTGTACCAGGCTCGACGAAAGACGGCAACGGGTGAAGCCCTGGCGGAGATCAATCAAGAGATAGCTCGTTTGAATGACCTTAAAACGCAGTACGAACAGACCGGAATCGCGGCCAAAAAGGCTGAAGAGAAGGCGGTGCCCGGAGCACTGGAAACTCTCGACACGCTGGAGAAACTGAGTGACGCAGAGAGCTACTATGACGAGAAGATGCAAACGGCGTCGATCGCAGAGCTGATGGCCTACGCCCGACAGAAGGCCGCCATCGAGGCAAAGAGGAATGCGCTGCAGCAGTTGGCTGAACTGCCTTCGCAGCAGACGCAGCTGGACGACCTGAGCGGACTCGACGGCAAAAGCCTGAAGATAAAGTTGGAACTCATCGGCCTGTCGGAGGTGCAGAGCAAAATCAGGCAGTTAGAAGAGCTGCTCTCCAGTATGGGCAGCAGCATGGACGACAGCACCAGGGCGCAGGTCCAGAAGAATATCTCGGCTTGGAAGGGTTATGAAAAGCAACTGAAGAAGAGCCAAGTGACCTTCAAGGGGGCATGGGGCTCGATTAAGAGCGTCGGCAGTGGCGTCGAAGGAATCACGGATGCTATCAAGGGTGACGGCAACGCATGGGATAAACTGACGGGCGTCGTGGACGGCGCCATCAGCGTCTTCGATGGAATCAGCGGTATCGTGCAGGTGGTGAGACTGCTGACCGGAGCGACGGAGGGGCAGACCTCGGCGCAGGCGGCGAATACTACCGCCGCGGCTGCGAACGCTGTGGCACAAGGAGAACAGGCAACAGCTAGTGGAACAGCAGCGGTGAGCGCAGGCGTGAATACCGGGCTCATGGAGGGTGAAGCAGAGGCTGCGGCCGTAGACACAACAGCCAACGTCGCTCTAGCAGCCTCGAAGACCATGGCGGCACATGCCTCGATTCCCTTTGTAGGCATCGCCATCGCGGGCGGCTTGATTGCCACGATGACGGCTATCATGCTGGCCCTGCCGAAGTTCGCAAACGGCGGTATCGCCTACGGGCCGACGCTGGGTATCTTCGGCGAGTACGCCGGAGCGGCCAACAACCCAGAGGTGGTGGCTCCGCTTTCGAAGCTGCGTGACATAATCGGTACGGACGGAGGCGGCATGAGCGGACGCGTGGAGTTCGGCATCAGAGGACGTAAACTGGTGGGTGTACTGAACCGAGAACGACGAGTGCAGGCGCGGAGATAGTTATAGGTTTAATTTAGATAGACATGATGCAAACGATATACAGAGGCC